ACTTTATACCGGAAAGCGAAATAACCGGAGTACTGCAAGGTTTAAAAAGTAAATTAATCGAGGGGTTAATTGATTATGTCAACAAAACTAGCAATAAAACTTCTGATAGAGATAGAAGGTATACAAAAGCAATTGCGGACCTGGAAAAAGATTCCAGGGAACTTGATGAAGGAAGAAAACAAGTTATATCAGAAGTTAAGAGTATTAATAAGACAAAAGAATAAAGAGGTACTGGAGCAATTAAAAAAGCTGGACCGGATACCATCCTCGGACATGGAATTAAAAGCCTTACTTGCACCATTAGCGGAAGCCAAAGAGGAATATACTAATATTGTCATGGATAATACGCAAGAGGCAATCAGGGCAGGCATGACCAGGACTGTCAATGAACTTAAAAAACAAGGCCTGGGGAAAAGCATAAAAAGCAATATGGCCTTTATTTTAAATGGCAGTATAAAAGTAAAAAAACCAAAAAAGCCCAAAGTTACAATTCCCGTATTACCTACATTAGCTTTTAATGAATTTAGCGATGAAATATCAGAACTTTTAAAAGACCAAACCTTTATAGCGTCGGAGCAGACCATAGATAGGATGACCGGGGAGGTTATGGGAAATCTAAAAGACAGTTACGAAAAAGGATACGGGATAGATAAAGCAGCGGATAACCTGGGGAATGTATTCGAAAATATGGAAGGGTACGAATTAAAGAGGGTAGCCAGAACAGAAATCAATGGAGCACAAAACAGAGGAGCAGAAGCAACCGAACTGCAGCTTGGGATTCAATACGATATGTGGAGAACAGCCGGGGATGAAAGAGTAAGAGGATTAGAACCAGAGGATACAGCAGATCATGTATATTTAGATGGCCAGATATCAAAGGTAGGAGGGAACTTCAGTAATGGATTATCAAGGCCAGGGGATAGAACAGGACCAATAGCGGAATGGATAAATTGTTTTATTGGTGATACCCTAATAGACGCTACTGAAACAAAAAGGGTTTACAGAAGGTTCTATAAAGGTAAAATTATTACCATCAAAACCTCCTCTGGCAACGAATTGTCCGGAACTCCTAATCACCCAATATTGACTTCTAAAGGTTGGATTCCTCTTGGCAATATTAATAATGGGGATAAGGTAATTAGCACATTTGGAAACGTTGAATTTCCTATTAGAACCCCAAATAATAATTATGTTAAAACCAGCATTGAGGAGATATATGCATCGAGTTCTAAATTGAGTCCTGTAAAAAGGGTTATTAACACTAAAGACGATTTCCATACAGATGGAAGGGGGAGTAAAGAGGTCGATATTATAACCAAAGATATTATGTTGAGAGATAACCTTAATATTTCTATTAGTCAATTTTTTAAAAAGTTTATTTTCTCCAGCTCCAATATATTGTCCGGTCTTTTTTCTTTTAATAGCCATTTTAATTTTCTCATCCATGCCAATCTTGCGACCTCTGACAGCATCGTGAGCTTTTGCAGTAAGTCTTTGCCGTTCAGCTTTGGAGGTCTTGGCCATTCTAATATACATAGCTTGAGACCTGCTCCTACCCGAAATATTAGATTCAGTAAGGTAGCGGTAAATAACATTTCTGGAAACATTAAACTTGGAAGCAAGGGACTTAACAGATTCACCTTCTTGGTAAAGATTTGTAATCTTATCAGAAGGCAAATCAATATTAAGAAATTTGGAATTAATAAAGATATTGTTATCAACAAGTCTCTTTCTAATAACCTTATGAGTAACACCATAATTTTTAGCGATGGCCTTAATAGAATATCCGTTCCTATAAAGATGGATAATATTATTAATACCAGAAGAAGTAATTTTAATGGACATGTGTACAACCTCCAAACAAAAGACAATTTTTATGTTTCTAATAACATTATAACACATAACTGTCGTTGTACGCTAATCCCTTATCTTATGCCAGAAGGATTTATAGCTCCGGCAATGGATTATTTTTATGAAAGTGATTTAATTAGAATAACATAGAGGAGGGATCATGAGAAAAGTAAGAGAAATAAGATGCAAAGAATGCGGGGATTTATTGTTTAAAGTCATTGATGAGCAATACATAGAGATAGTTTGCGGAAGGAAGAAACACAAGACTTTATGGGAAATGCCTGAACGACCCTTGACAGATAATAATAAAATTGGTAAAATAGTATTAAAGTAAAATATTCAATTAACATTCCTTAATAACTCCTGATGACAGCAGAGCACCTTCGAGAGCCAGAATTACTCGGAAAGATGCTCTGCTTTTTTGTTGGGGAATAGTTAAAATAAAGAATGAAAGGAGTTGAGAATATGCCAGCGAAAAAGGCCAGAGGAGCAGAGGGATCATATGAAGAAAAAAGGGAGCAATTAAGAATACACTTCGAAAAAGACTTTAAAGAATCCTATATAATTTATACATTCCCAGATGCAGTAATATTAACAGAATACAATACCGGTAAAAACTACGAAATTGAGTATGCCATAATCGATGGTAAAATTAAATCCGGAGATCCGAAAGAAGTGGAAGTAGCCTACATATTAAAAAGCCTGCTTGATGAAGCTAAAGCAAATATCACCGAAAAGGGTATGAACGAAGCCTTAAAAGTATACTTATATTATAATGTCAATAAGAAATGGCCAGGGGAAGAGAAGAAACAGGGAACGGAACTAACTGGACCAATATTCAAAAAGGTAGAAAAACAACGGATAGTCTATGCTGCAGTATTAGTACCAGGAGAACCGGACCTCGATGAAGATATAGGAGAGAAGATCCTAACAGCGGAGGAGATAGAAGGAGTAGCTCATAAGTGGATGGAGGAATATGGGAATATCGATTATATGCATGGCCTGAATAATGTAGCGAAACCAGTAGAGACTTTTATATTACCGATGGCCTGGGAAGTGGAAGCCTTTGGAGAGAAAATGCTCCTGCCAAAAGGAACATGGGTATTAGCAGCGAAAGTGATAAACGACACAGCCTGGAAGAAGGTAGAGAGCGGAGAACTAACCGGGTTTAGCATAATGGGAATACAAAGCAATGTTTTGAAGAGCATAATGAATGATGTATCCAAAGGAAAGAGGGTAGATGAATCCCTCAACGCAGCCATGAAAAGAGTCTTGATTGCAGATTTAGGGAAGGATTGGCTCGTGCCATTTGTTAGTTTGGTAGATGAGCCATGCGTACCGAAAGCGAAATTCTTTGCCATAAAGAAAAAAACAGAGCTCCAGGGAGAGAAACAAGACGAGAGCGTATGGGATAAAATTATAAAACGTTTCAAGAAAGACGACCTGGACCAGATAACAGAGAATACCATAAAGCTAACCAGGGAAGCGACCAAAGCCGGGAGGAGCATATCGGATGATACTTTTGCTAAATTAAAAAGTGCTCTTGAAGCATTACAGAAATTAATTGACAAAGCAGATAAAGAGAGGAAACCTGATTATTTGAAAGATAAAAAAATGAAAGGAGATGAATTGGAGATGGAAGAAAAAGACGTTATTAAATTAGTGGACGAGAGGCTGGATGAGAAATTAAAACCAATAAACGAAGGCCTGAAAGCATTGCTTCCTAAAGAAGAGAAGGAAGAAGAAAAAGAAGCCGGGAAAGCAAAAAAAGAAGAAGAGGAAAAAGAAGAGGAAACACCCGAGGAAAAAGAAGAAGAGGAAACAGAAGAAGAAGAGGATGAGGAAAAGGATGCATTAAAAGCGGAAAATTTAACCTTAAAAGAAACTTTGGATAAACTCCAGAAGGCCAGAAAAGGCCTATCCAAAGCGGAAAAAGGGCAAGAAGATGAAGAGCCTCCCAAAAAATATACCGTCAAGGATCACCTGAAAGGACTTGACAGAGACAGCATGGGAAGAGCAATTAAAAAGAAAGAATAAAAAAAACAAATCAAAAAAAACGAAAGGAGATGATACAAATGTCATTGAGCCAAGGAGAAATGCTGAAATTAATTGATAGAGCCTTAAAAGGCGGGATAGTGGATATCGATGCTTTAGGGGAAGCGGTACTGCAACCAACCAAGCTAACCAGATTTATCAGAAAAATGCAGGAGAAAACCGTTATACTCCCGGAAGCCAGATATATGCCAATGGATGCACAAATAGCCCACATAGACAGAATATCCTTCACCGGGAGGGTATTGGATTCTGGAGACGATGCATCAGGGGATCATAGAACATTAGCAGAGAGCGACTACGCGAAACCAACCACAGCAATAAATAAATTAACCGTTCATGAATTCCAGGCTATTGTTAGTATCCAGGATAAAGCCTTAAGGAGAAATATCGAAAAGGAAAACTTCGAGGAAACCTTAATAGATTTATTAGGAGAAGCAGTAGGAAGAGATATGGAGGAATTTGCATTATTTGCAGATACCGATTTTAGCTACGCACAGGATCACGTCTTAAGCAAATCCAACGGATGGATAAAACAAGCAGCGAACGCAGTCTACGGAGGAAGTACAGAGGATTTCGACCCTGCTGCAGCCACCTACCCGGAAAATATGTTCAATGCGATGTTAGGTGGAATGCCTAAAGAATACCTAACCGATGTAGGAGCATGGAGATATTGGGTAAATTGGGAGGTAGAGAATGCCTATCGGGATTTATTAAAAGCCAGAGGAACTTCTCTTGGAGATAGCGTATATACCACAAACCAGAAACTGGCCTACAAAGGGATTCCAATCGAGAGAGTACCGATGATAGAGCGAGCCAAAGCAGAATTAGTAGGAGGCTGTGGAGACGTGGCCATGCTCGGATACCCGAACAATCATGTCTGGGGAGTATTCCACAAGGTAACCATCGAAAGAGAAAGAGAAGCAAAAAAAAGACAAACCGACTTTATCTTGACCCTGGAAGTAGATGCGGGATACGAAGACGAGAATGCTGTAATTGTAGCATACATAGACAAGAGCAACCCGGTATCCTAAAAATAAATAATAAATAAATAAAATAGTATAAAAGCGGAGGCATTATGTAGTAATATATAGTGCCTCTAACTTTAAGAGAGGAGCACTATGCTAAATATAGGGATCGTGGGATATGGAGTAGTAGGACAGGCCACAAGGAAATTATTAAAGGAAGAGCATTTTATTAGGATATCTGACCCGGACAAAGGCTACGAAGAGGACATAAGCCAAAGCGATATAATCTTTATTTGCATTAACGAAAAAAACAAAAACATGAATAACCTAACAATTTTAATCGATGAATTAGTAGCAAAAAATAAAAAATGTTTATTTGTTATAAGAACCACAGTGATCCCCGGAACGACAGACCAGATGATAAAAAGACATAAAAGAGAATTTACATTCATGCCGGAATTTTTAAGAGAATGGGATACAGAAAGTGATAAAATATCTCCGGACAAAATAGTGATAGGAACGGAAAGTGAAAAAACCTATCAATTATTAAAA